TTTTTCTACATCTTCAAAATGAATTTTATCTTTGTGTGTAACAAGAATATAACCTTCTTTGTTCTTTTGTAGTGTTCCTACTTTTTGTCCATAGTTTTGTACTATCCAAAACTTATTAGGTACTAACTGTTTTGCTTCGAGTTCTTTTTCTTTTGTCATATTAACCTCCGTATCTTGCATTTAATGGTTTAGCAAATGTTTCTGCTTGTTCTGTAATTTTATTAAGTTCATAACTATTCGCAAACTTAATTAAACGAATACCAACTTGACTAACTTCTTTAGGCTCTACATCTTCAATACTTTTATTAATAATACTTCTAATGTCGTCCGGTTGTGCTGATAAGTCACATAATGTAACATTACGTGTATAGTCATCTAGTACACGATGTTCTTCACCTAGGTGATCAGTCCAACGTTGTAGCATCATATTATTCCAATTAAAACCTTTAGTTGTTCTATCTTCAAATGCTTCTAACAAGCCTACTTTATTCTTAGTGCCTTTTTTACGAACACCCGGAAACGCACTAAACACATTGTCACTAGTATCGCCACGCATACACTTTTCAAACAATAACCATTGCGGATCAGGTGCACCTTTAGATTGTTTAGTTTTCTTATCTATAACTTCTTTGCCTTTTTCATCAAAGTAGCCTTCGTGTGTTATTGTTACTTTTTGTACACCGTTATATTGTTTTACATTGGGTGCAATAAGTTGTGCAAAGTCACCATCAGTACTAATAATAACATGATCATCGTTAGGGTGTGATTGTATCCAACCAGCAATTAAGTCATCTGCTTCTAGTTGTTTGTGTTGTAATACAGTACAATTTGTTTTATTAGTTAAGAAGTCTTTAAAGTCATCAAATGTTTCCCAAAATACTTTTTCTTCTTCTTGTTGTGAAACTGTAAGAGCATCACGAGCAACTTGTCTATTACGCTTGTAAGGTTCGTAATAGTCTTTACGCCAACTACGTCCTTCTAAACAAAAGACAACATGACTGCCATTAAAGTCTTGCCATGCTTTACGTATGCTTTGTAATGTTGTGTGTAAAGCCATGCCAATCTTAACATCAGCATCACCTCTTACGGCGTGTCTAGCACGGAAAAAAGTGTTTGCAGTATCTACTAAAATATATGTCATGTATTCTCCTAACTTAAATTATACCATTTATCCAATTTTCAGCACAGTCTTCTGCATATCTTTTACTGTGTCCTACTATTGGGCGTTCTTCTACTAATTCTTCACCTACATACATTTTAACTATGTAATGTGTTTCTTCAACTATCTCTGCTTTGCGATCTTCTTTTTTAAACTTTACTTTATCCATATCATTTCCTTATACAATATTAAAACTAACTGCAATTCTATCACGTTCATGTCTTTGTTGTGCAACACTATGCTTTAAATAACCAGGAAAGATGTTTAACATACTTGTACTAGGCTTAAAACTAACTTGTGTTGTATTAAAGTCATTGTATTCGTTTATTACATTACTAGCCCAATGATTGTCTGATATCGCAGGACTAAAAAAGTTTAATGAAGCATCATCTTCGTGTGCTTCTACATAATACACACCACTCCAAATACTAGGAGTATGTGTGTGCGTTTCGTGGTAACTGCCTTTTCTATTAATAGCAAACCACATGTCTTTAATAGTGAATTTATGTTCTTTTGTAAAACCCATAAAGTCGTTAAGGTTTCTAACATTGTCAGATAAAAAATTTACAAAAGGTTTCATTTCATCATATTCTATTAATTGTTTGTCTAATACTTTATTATAACTGGTATAGTAGTGATCTGTCAAGTTAAAAGATGTACTATCCATAGGAAATTTCTTTTCAATTTGATAAAACAGATGTTTCATATCCAAATTGAACTTATTTCCTTCATTCCAAACTTTACGTGCTAGAACATTAGGAAACAACCCTACAATTTCCCCTTGTTGGTCCATTAACTAATCTCTGACTTATCGTCGCTAATCTTCTTTGTGTTAATGTATCCTGCACCCATTGGTTTTTCTTCACTAGCAACACCATCACTTTGTGCTACATTACCACAAAGTTCTTTAAACCATGCATCTACAATTTCTTCTTCTGTTGAACCGTTGTATCCGTTTATTCTTAGTTCTTTAATAAAGTATTCATTCCAGTCAAGTTCAAAAAACCCGTTACGTGGATTGTTATCCTTCATTTCAACATTAAGAACAGTTACGTATGCTTCTTTCTTTTTTGTTGCTTCTGCTTTAGCATCTGTACTTTTTTCTTTAGATACTGTAGCAGGGATCTTGTTTTTATTAAACATATTTTTTAGTTTATCTAACATTCTATCTCCTTGTTCATTACATGTGTCTCCTTATCTTATCTAGTTTATCTTCCGGCTTTTCACTTATACCGTCGATGTCCTCATACTTTATATCACTCTCAGGAGCAATAGTTTGTGTGACAACATCTTTATCTTCTTTGTTAAATTTGTCTTTTAAAAAAACAAATAGATCTATTATAGAGTAAACTACAAAAAAAGTAATAGTAAACACTAGTAAAATAAATGTATGCAGAAGTTTAGCCAGTCCGCTGAATAAGTTTGTTTTACTCCATTCAACTGCTTTGTCTTCTGCGTTAAACCAGATAACTTTTAATTTGTCTTTAATCATGTTCCTATAGCATTGCCGAACAAGTATACATGTACTCTTGCCGCCACGTTATAACCTCTTTTAAATGCCTTTTCTGCTACCTTGCCTGCACCAGAAGTTTGTTCTTCTTCCCTTGCACCTGTAGGCATAATCCATACTGGCCAATCAACACCTGCATCTCTAAACTTTGCAACTGCTTCTTCCATTTCATTCCATTCTCGATCTTTATCACCTACAACAAATTTAAGTTGTCCTTTACTACTTACCTTTGCATATTCTGCAACTAGTTCAGGCTTAATTGCTTTCTCAGGCTTTTCACCTGACACTGTAAATAATTTAGGACTACAACTAAAAAATATTTCTGTATCAATACTGTTTGCCCATTCAATAAATTCAGGACGTAATTTTTGTGTACCATTTGTTTCAAATGTCATGCTACCAGGCAAATTATCTTGTCTTTTTAATTCGTTATATATTCCTACTACTGCTTGTTGTCCTGTTATCATTAAAGGTTCACCACCTGTAAAACACAGATGTTGTCGAGTGTTACTTACAGGATGTAAAAACTTTCCTTCTGGGTTACTATCATTCTTTATACAATCTACAATTTTATTAGCAAGTGTACTAGGTGTTTCATGACCCATCAGTTTCTTAAACTTCTTTGCCCAAGTGTAACTACTATCACAACCTTTTTCCCATACAGGAAGGTCTTCAACACGTTTGACACTGTCTACATCAAAGTCTTCAAACGGTAATTCATATGTATCAGGATTAGTAGGATCTAATTGTCCAAATCCGTTACATTGTAAATTACACAAAAAGAATCTTATCCAAGCAGTAGGAACACCTGTATAATGTCCTTCTCCTTGAATACTATAGAATATTTCAGAGTAATAATACTTCTTCTCAGTCATTTGTTTAACCTCTTTCATATAATTATAGTGTGTATTTAGGTTTTTGTCAACCGTTAATAACATCTTCTATGTCCATTTGACTGTTATCTTTTTTGGAATACTTCTGTTTTTCCGGAATAACACCACGAATTCCGCCTGCAGGATCAATCATATCTCCATCTCTACGAAAAATTAAATGTACATGTGGATACATGCAAGTTTGTCCTGCACTCTTACCCATATTAATGCCTACATTATAACCTGTAATGTTGTTGTTTGATTTAATATTATCATTGCCCATTGAATTAGCAAACTTAAAACATTTTAAAATTGCTTCTTCTGTGTTTACTTTAGGTACTACTAGTGTATGTCCTTCAGTAACAGGATAGATATCATTGTAGACAACAAACTCACGTGTGTCAATTTCAACGTTAGTCCAAGGTGCTCTACCTTCTGCTTGTGCGTTTTCTAAAGTATCAGTCATTAAAACTCCTGTGTCCATACTGCCGCAGTATATCCTTTGCCGTTAGTATCACCGCCACAGTTGTCTAGTTCTTCGCCGTCATAGTAAACTCCTGATACAGTATCTTCACCGTTAGGCAGTTCATATGATTGTATTCTTAATTTTGTAGGATCAAAGTCACCTATAGTCTCTACTATTCCTTCAAAAAACGTACCTTTCTCGATTGATAGCATTTGGACGATGTGTGTTCCTTTTTCTGGGTAAGAATCGTCTTGGGGTTCCATAACTTCAATTTCATAATTAGTGTCTTCACTAATTTTATTAGCCCATTCATTTAAATCTTCTCCTTCGATAACCTCTCTAATATGTTGTGCAGAATAATCAGCATCACTAACTTCGTCTACAGTAAGGTAAGCACTGTCTACTGAAACATTATTAATATGTTCGAATTCAGTTGGCATTTCAAACCAATTACTACGCCACGATTTTCCATCAGAACCTTCACTCATTAAAAAGTCTGCACTTGGCGGAACTTCGTCAATATTATCAAAATCAAATTCACCTTCTTCGGCATTAAGTGCATAATTACACAAATCACTATCACCGTGTTCTTCTACAACAGGCTTCCAAAAATCATACTGTTCTTGAGTTAATGTTCCGTACACATGTTCGCCACCGTATCCGTTAAGCATGATACGATAAAATCTAGGACCTTTAATAGTTTCTAGTGTGTGTTCTTTTTCTTGTAGTGTTGCCAACGTTTTATTCCTCGCTGATCTTAAACATAGGATCTACTGTCATACTATCGTGCCAGTCTGTTTGATCTAAATTAAATTTACGTGATGTTATTTCTTTACGCAACATTCCATCTTTAATACGATATGTAATTAATTCTTGTTTAATTACTCCTGTAGGTTCAGTTTGAAATGCACTTACAAGTGGTCCGTCAAATTTATCATTCATTAGTATAACTCCTCTATTTTATCACATATTTTTAATTTCTTGGCTTCAGTAGCACTTAACCAAACGTCTTGTGGTGGAAGTAAAATTTCTTTAATTTTAGCCTCTGTCATACCAAGACATTTTTTATAATGATCTATCATACGTTGTGTGCTTAATTCAAATTCTTTTACACGAGCATATAACTCATGTTCTTTTCCTTTACTACCCCAACTGTATTGATGTGAAAGGATTGCAGTATTAGGTGTAAGAATACGTTTACCTTTTTTCCCTGCTATAAAGATTAAAAATCCACAGGAAGCAATTAATCCTAATCCAACAGTTTTAATAGGAATATTACTTGCTTTCATAGTATCAATTAATGCAAAAGCGGCATGAACATCACCGCCTGGTGAATTTATAATAATTGTTAATTGTGGTAACGGATTATCGCTTAGGTTGTGATTCATTATCCACTTAATTGCTTCTCGACAAGTTGCATGATTAATTTGATCCATTAAAACATAGATACCGTTTGATTCAATATTTTGTGGTTGTGCTGGTTGTTTTTCTTTAGCCATTAGTATTCTCCTACGTTTTCCCAAGGATATACTAACCAAACATCCTCTTCTGCTTTGTTAACTTCATGACAGTAATAAGATACTTGATCAAACTCACTTGCTAAATTTTCTGTTAGTGTAGCAAACTTAACGTTGTCTCCCCAAATTTGATTCCATAAAGGACTATCAGGCAAACAACTTGCTTGCCAATCTTTTTTAATCCAGTTAAATGTAGCACCAGTGTCGTTGATGTCATCTACAATAAGAATTTTTCTTTCTTGTTCAGGGTTATTTTTAAATTGACCCATTTCAGCATTGTACGAACCTTCGTCATCATAACCATATGCATCTTCGCTCATCCATAACATGCTATCGCCAGTCTTACCTGATTCGCCATCACGTAAACTTACTTTAAATGATTCGCAACGTATGCCTGTCATGTTACTAATAATAGTAGCAGGTACATTACCGCCTCTTGTAATTCCTACAATGTAATCAGGTTTCCAATTTTCTTTGTACATTTGGTTTACAATGCTAACACACATTTTTTCTACGTCTGACCAACTGTAATAATGTTTTTTAATCATGTTTAATCCTTGTTTATAATATCAGGAGTAATAGCGTCTACTGTGTTTACTACTGTTTTTCCTGCATAAATTGCCGTTGATGTTGCTACATCGACTACTGCTACAGTTGTAGAACAACCTGAGCATAGTAAAATAATAGCAATAGCAAACAATCTATGCATTAGTTTCTACATCAGTTACGTTTGCCCATCTAAAACTACGCCAACCTTTAGCATTAGTATCCCATACTATTTGTGTTTCTTCACTAATAGAACGGACTTTCTTTTGACTAGCAGTATCATCTTTAGTTGCTGGAGGAATAACACCTTCTTCAAGTGTACACGTCATTACTCTTTTGTCACCGTTTATTTTTGTAAATGTTACAATAACTTCACCTTGTTTAAGTTTTGTTATTGTTGACTCTTTTAATTCTTCATATGTTTCCACATTAACCTCGTTCATTTAAATACTCCTCATTATGAACCCATCTGTATCCAGTATGTTTTACCCAACGCATAAAGCCCCATTCTTTTTGTTTCTTTCCCATAAAGAATATGCTTGTGCATGGTAGTTCGTTTCCGTCTTTGTCTTTAGCAAGTTCTAACCAATGTAAGTCACTTGCCTTTCTAAATCTAATATGTCCAGGGCCACGCCATTTTGCAGTTGCACCGCATACATGTCCTTCTTTTGCAAATACTGGAACATATTCCCAATACCCGCCTTTTAAAATAATAGCACCCCAACTCCATGGATGATCATGTAACACAGGTTCATCACTTACAAGAACTTTATGAAGTGTAATATTAAATGGAAAGTTTTTTCTTTCTTTTAAGAATAGATAATATCTAATCAAATAAGGTACTTTTCCTGAGCGATCAGTAATCACTCTACGTCTACCTAGTTTGTCCATTATCTTACTAAACATTTATTCTTCCATTTCTTCATTAACTTTACACATATTATACACGTTTATGAACTGTTTGTAAAGAGATTTTGCAGTCGGATACTTTTCTAATAAGTCCAAATCAATCATCTCATAATTATCAAGTTTATCTTCCCAACTACTTGTATCTAGTGTAATATTATCTAGGCACACTCCGGAAATAGACATTGATGTATCGTAAGTATCACTAACAGAATACGTAACGTTAGAAGACATGTCAGTATCACTTAATGTAAATGTGTAATCATCGTCATTCATTTAAGAATCTCCAATATAGAAAAGTGGGGGATTTCTCCCCCACTATACTAAAACAATTAACTTGCTGACTTCTTATCAGTAAGTTTACCGTTAAGGTATTTTAACAAAATACCGTATGCTGGTAGGAATACTACCAAACCTACGACAATCTTAGTCAGTGTGTTGTTCTGTGCAACAATGTGCCAGTTAGCACCAATCCAAGACATGTTACCTTCTGCATCCAACGATCCTGCAAACGCCACATAAAAGAATGAGTATGTGTCAATTACATTTGCGACAATAGTTGAAAGTGCCGGTGCCGCCCACCATGCATTTGAGCGTTCTCTAATTGCTTGGAAAACATATACGTCAAGCATAGTACCAATTGCGTATGCAGTACCACTTGCTAAACCTACTCTGTATGCATGTTCGTCACCTAGTGCTAATAGCACAAGTACCGATGCAACGATAGCCGGAATAATTGCCATTGCTACAACGGCTCTTCCTGCTTCTTTACCAACCATACGTACTGTAAGGTCAGTTGCTACAACAACGATCGGAAATGTAAATGCCGCCGCCGCCAGTGGAAATGATCCAAACAAGGGCAATTCAGCACCTGGAAATAAATCAAATCTAATTGTAACTAGGTAGTTTGATACAGCAATAACAAGTGTATGCAAAATAACTAGTTTAGTTACAAGTGCCTTATCGACACCGTGTAAAAGTTTTGTGAACATTAGTTCCTCCTTTATTTTGGTGCCATGCACCTTTTAACACAAATATTTGTGTTAAACTTTTTATAGATAACGACTAACATGCAAACTGTTGTTGCAGTTTAACGTTATCAATAAATTCTTTTTTAGTTGCAGGATCGTCTTTAAACGCACCACGTAACACTGTAGTTTGTGTTAATGAACTGTGGGCTCTAATACCCCTGTTCTCACAACAACCATGTGTTGCTTGTACATATACACCTACGTGTTCACTACCTGTTTGTTCTTGTATTGCGTTTGCAATCATAACATTCAGTTCTTCTTGTAGTGTACCTCTTGTAGCACACCATTGTGCAATACGTGTATACTTACTCAAGCCTAGTAGTTTAGGTCCTGCAATGATACCAATGTATGCTACACCTTTTACTGTCTGGTGATGATGCGAACACAAACTTGTAAGTTCACTTCGCACTACTAACATACCTTCATAACCGCCTTCAATATAGTTAGGAAATGCACTTGGGTTAGGCATTGGATCATAACGTCCTGCCATAATCTCATTGATGTACATTTTAGCCATACGTCTTGCAGTATCCATACTGTTGGGATCTGTTTTAGTATCAATTAATAATTTTTGTAATACATTTTCAAAAGCAGGTATTGCTTCATCGATTAACTGTTGCTTATCACCTTCTTCAATGTAATCAGCAATGTTATCGTTAGCCCAATACCTTACGCCTTCTTGTTCTAACTTTGCTTTTATTTCTTCACTTTTACTCATTTATTTCTCCGATGTTTAGGCAGTGGATTGCCTCTTTATTGTAACTTCTCAAGTAAGTTTTTGCAACTAAAATAGTTGTCATTTAATTGAGTAGCAAGTTTATTTAGGTCAACAAGGTAGTTGTTATAATTTTCCATATAGTCAATTATACGTGCAACTATCTCATCTTTGTGTTCTTTATACGAAACAAACGATTCTGTCCATTCGCTTGGGTATAAGAACTTGCCTGTATTGTCCATTTCAGTGTAACTTAAACGATCTGGAACCATAGGCAAGGTGCCGACCAAAGCACCTTCGTACCAACTAATACCTAGTGTTTCTTGTAGGTTAGCACTAAAGACAAGTTTTGCTTCTCCTAGTGCGTTATAGTATTCTTGTTTTGAATAGTTTTTATCCATACAAATTTCAAATTCATATTGTGTAAGTGTGTCTTTTAAATCTAAAAATATCTCAGGTTGTTTTTCTGGAGCAACTCTGTGCGGAAACAAAATTAAATTACGTTTCGTCATACCTTTAAATGCTTCTAATTCTTTGCGTACATATTCCATAGGCCAACCGCAACGTACAATCTTTCCGTTATTGAATCTATTGTTGTATGCTTCGTTATACATGTCTGTAGGTTCGTTGTTGCCATCTAAAAGTAATTCATCAAAGAACAACTTTACATGAAAGTCTGTTGCAAAGTAATTATGATCATAACTGTGAAAGAAACTTTTCTCTGCATGTCTTACCCACGGTGCATTGTTAATAAGTCTACCTAAAAAGTCTTGTGGGTCATATGAACCAGCATGCCAAAGTGCATGTGTTATAACTTTAATGCCAAGTAGTTCACTCATATACTTAATATTAGTGATACCAGGATGCCAAGCATCTGTAAAGATAATATGATCACCTTCGTGTACTTTGCCTGTTGTAAATGCTCTACTAATTTGTTCTATTTGATTTGCTTTGTAAATATTAGTACCACCAAAGTTCAAAAAAGCACCTGGAGTTGTAGCATTAGGAATATCTGTTGGACCTTCTACAACAAATACTTCGTGATTATTCTTACGTAGTAATGCAGGAAAGAAAGTTTTCCATTGTTTAGTGTAGCGTGTTTCTACACTTTCTATATCTATTAACCATATTCTAGCCATTTGTTAATCCTAATATTGTTAGTATTCTTAAGTCGTTATATTCAAATATTATAGCATCATCCATGCTGTCTGTATAGCCTTGATCTTGCCAAATAAAATCACGACCGTAAACGTAGCCATGATTGCCTAGTGTATTACTCACTTTGGCGACTGCATCTACGGTCGTATAATTTGCATTTAATGCACCACCTTCTACTGAATTTCCAAATTTATCAGTTAGGTATGGACCTCTATCGCTTTGGTCCTCGGTTTTTAAAGTTACGGTTCTTGTGAACACGTTGTTTCGCTTTCCGTGGATTGTTACGACCTTCGTACGCCCTCCACTCTCTTGTTTCCCTTTTGTAAAGGAATTTTTCGTTAAATTTAAACCCTTCAAATCGACAAAAGTCACGGAAGGAATCGAGATCATCAAAGATTTTTACAATCTCTGGACGTTGTGCAAGGTAAGACAATGTTATCTCCTTTTTTACTTTGCATAGTACTCAATGTGTGCACCGTTTTCTCCATCTTCACTTACGTCAATATGGACTTCACGGCCTGGGTGTTTTGCGATAATTTGTTTATATAAATCATCACTCATCATTTCACAACTCTTATAATCTAGTTCAAGTGTCTTCTCCTGATAAAGTTTTTCTAGCCAACGTTTAAATTGAATAAATTCTATATCTCTGTCGTTGTGTGTTACAGTGATACCTACTTTAAAATGAAATATGTGTCTGTGGGGATATCCCAAAAAACTAACATCATATTCATCACCTGTAGCAAGTGCTGGATCGTCCAGTGCCGCAGGATACTTGTGAATACCTTCTTTTCTAAAGGTTACCCATATCATTCTTTTTGCGTTTTCCATAATTACCTTTTCGTTTTCTTCTCTTGTTCTTCTTAACATATAATCATAATAAGGTTCTCTTTGACTATTCATTTATAATACATTCTTTCTATACAGTTGTCAATTACTTTTCCAGTTATTTTGGTCCCATATTTTACCATTATTAACAAGGGTTACAAACTTTTGAAATGTGTGTTCAATGTAGTCTGCTTCTTGTTTATTTAGGTCGTAGAAACTCAAAAACCAAATTCTTGTGTGTTCTGAGTTCCATAATTTATGACTGTTTAAAAATGTTGATAACATTTTACATTGATCATTGTCATAGTTGTTCACAAAGTTACAGTAAAGAATACTGTTGCTGTGTGTTACTTCAAATGTATCTACTTGTTTTAGTATGTTTGCAATACGTTCAACAAACGGTACAACATCATTTATTACTTTTGTACCAATATCTTCTTTAATACATTTGTTAATTGTTTCTATTGTTGCTCTAGCACCTGTATTTGATTGTGCCCTTGTATTACCTACTGCAATAGGAAAGTTATCCCATAGGCTAGGATCAAATGCACTTATTGTATCATGAATGTTTTTATGTAATACGGTAATAGCCAAAGTTCCAAACCCACCTGTAAGTGCTTTTCCAAAACAGATCATATCAGGGTTTAAGTTTTTATGTATACTATGTGAAAAATGTCCCATACGCCACATGCCTGTAAGTATTTCATCTACTATTAACAAGCAACCTGTTTGTTTTCTTGCAGTTTGTATTTTTTCTAATACTTCGTCACTTACTTCACTAATACCATTATACCAATTTACAGTATCTAACATAATACCTGCAAGGGTATCTTTGTGTTTTGTAAACATAGCATCAAAGTTATCATCAAAGAAGTCTACAAAATCAATATGTGGCCAATTTCCTAAAATCCAATCTTGATCATCTGTCATTTGCCAACCAGTAATACTACCTGAATGAAAACTTCCTTTTCTTACAAGTACTGTACGTCTGCGAGATTGTTCTTTTTTAGTCCAATATCTCCATGCAATTTTTAATGAATTGTCTACACTATCACTGCCTGTAAGTGCAGGTATAAATCCTGTGTATGTGCTAGGTAAAACTTTTTTAAGAGTATCTTCTAGTTCATACCATACAGTACTTTTAGTTGTCCAGTCATCGTTTGGAAACTGAAAACTTGTTTCTGCTACTTTGGCTTGTATCTCAGGCTGTGTAAATCCAAAAATATTACAGCCTGTTCCGCCACTTAGGTCATACCATTGCTGATTTTCACCTACTAAGAAGTGTCCGTTCATTTCTTTAACTTTAGGATGTTCGTCCTTGGGCTGAGAAAAGGGGTGTATTAATTTCATTTTGTTACTCTGCTGGTTCGTCGTTTTCGTATTTGGACCAATCAGTAAACTTATCTCTTGGTTGTAAGTCACGTACTTGATGAATCCAAACACCTGCATTAGATGCTTTAAAATCTTTATCGTCAATCTTAATACAAGCATTGTAATTTAATTGTTCAATGTATGGAAGTTTAACACTAATTTGACTAATGAATTTATTATGCTCGTTATATTCTGCTTCAATAACATATTCATGATATCTTACATCATAGTCTAGTGTAACCATATAATTTTCTTTAAGTAAACCTTTTACAAGTTCGTCCCATTGTCCACTAGTGCCGCCATCAATATTAAAACTTTGATTAGCACCTAAGTAAATATGATCTACTGTATTTTTCTTTGCTTGTTCTAATACTTCTTGTAATGGTCTAGGCCCTACTACGAATAATGTGTGTTCTTCAAATGCTGGAGTTTTTTCTACTTCGTAACCTGTAAAGTAAACTACATCATCTTTTATTCCGTCGGAATAATCACGCTTCATTTCTTGCCTCCAACGAAGTTATTTCTAAGTTAATTTTCCACATCTCGTCTTTAAGAGAAAGTTTTTGTTTTTTCATTTCTACTAAAAACTTTTCTTGTACTTTTTCTGCTTCTGCAACTTCAACTTTTTCATGTACTAGTTTGTGTTTTGCAATAAGGCTTTGCAGTCTATTGTTTAGTTTATCTATTTTTTCTACATTAGTCATATTATACCTCTTCAAATAAATTTGTGTATTGTGTACTAGCATTAACTGTCTTTTTGCCAGTAGCACCTCTAGTTCCAATAATAGACATCCAAAACCTTGAAAACTCTTCTATTATTTGATCTGCTTCATCTCTGTTTGAAGTTGCGAATATTGCTTCCACAACATCTCTAAAAAATAACCTGTCAAAGGACTCTTCAACAAGCATGTTTGGAATGATTCCATTGTCGTATTGTCTATTTGCTTCTTGTACTGCATTAATGTGACTCCATACATTATGACCCATTTGGATCGCATAAGAAAAACTATCCCACGATGTCTTTCCTTCTTTACCTATTTTATTTAGATCACCTGGAGCATAAATGCAAACATCTTTGGCTTTTAAGTTTTGTGTAAGTGGTGAATCTTTAAAACTTCCATGTTTACCTTCACGTACAAATGCTTGTGCAAAAGGCGTAGTATCTGTAGCAAGTGCTTTATCATCTATGCTAGGTACCATTCTGTATACCCATTTACTTCTATCTTGTGTTTCAAGTTCACAATAAATTTGACCATTTGCTGTGGCTAAGAACGGACTAGCACAATCAAATGTAATCATAAAGTTTTCATTGTGATACTTGCGAACTGCTCTTTGTATATCT